ATCTGATGGATTAACATTCTATAAGTTTAGATGTTATGAAACTGATAGTATTACAACATATTCTCTATTTGATTTTGAAGTTGTAAATTGTATTAAAGAATTATAATTAATTATGTTGTACTGTCACTTAAATGTGCTGTTCTCACAATAGCTACTTAAAGGCTATTATTTTATTAATCTAATATTTAAACAAATGGCAACAAAACAAACAATAATTAATTCTTTAACACCAGTGATAGTTATATTATTTCTATTTACTAGTGTAGTTTTATTAATTAATAGTAAGGCTGATAAGCCTAAATTAAAGACATTATCATTACCAGAAGAATTTATGGAAATAACTAAAGGTGATACTTTAGGTGTTTATGAATCTAATGATACTGTTTATTTAGAGTTTTATAGAGGAGATATAAGATCTAATAGTAAATATAAACTTCTAATAGCTAATTAATATGTGCTTTTATATAAGAAATAACATAGAATCAGCTACATTATGGGTAGCTAAACAAGATATAACTTGTTATAAAATATTAGATAGAGAATTAATTTCTCCTTATCAAAGATTTAAATATGAATATAATAAGTTATACAAAGTTAAAATAGGAAGATTAGTTCATATGTCTAGTGCAAATAATACTAAAAATGGAATAATATTACATCCTTTCTATGGTAGTAGCATGTCAATATTTTATATTAATAAAGGATTACATTCTTATTCATCTAAAGATGAAGCCAAATCATATGAAAGTGATTTTGTATATAAAGCTATTATTCCTAAAGGATCAGAGTTTTATTATGATAATTTTTGTAAGGAATATGTTTCTAATCAATTAATAATTAAAAAACTAATTAAATGAACACATTTAAAATAATAACAGCTTCATTTATATTGACATTATTTGATGTAATTAATTGGTTTAAAACTAATTGGTTTCTAATAGTGTTATGGACTATGTTTCTAATTATTGTTATATTTAATATTATTTACATTTATATTAGAATATATGGTAATATTAGATAATATATTAGTAGACTTAGTTACAATTCTATTTGTATTATGTCTAATACATGAATTAATCTTTAAATTTTATAACAAATGAATGCAGATCAAATGATTAAAGGTGAATATTATTCATTAAACGATGGAGAATATATTTTTAGATTTAAATATATTAATGATAAATATGTTTTTATTATGGATGATTATTTGTGGAGAAATAATTTACAAACAAATCAAACTTTAAATAATGAATTATGTTTATGTGATTTTAATAATAAAGATATTAGAAAAGCTACATTAGATGAAATTAAATTATTAAATTTTAATTATAGTATTAAAAGAGTTATTCAAATTTATTAAATGATACCAAGTGTGTTGGTGAATGATTGATAATCAAATAGTTATATGATTAAAGGAGGACATTAGTTGTTTTATTAAGTGACTTATAACCTGAGATGTTAATATATAATTGTTTGATTATTAAGTTAATTAGTTGATAATGAGTGATTTAATAAAGATTTTAACTTCTATTTTAGTCATAAGTTAAGTTATTCATTATCAATTAGTTATATTTTAATATAATTTTAGAGATTTGTCACAGAATTGTCATGTTCTTAGTTAGACTAGTGATGTAGGTCATATAATCTATTTTCTCTATTAGCGAAATTTTCTCTAAATTTATAATAATTATCCAAAACTATAGCTTTTTATTCATTACAATTATAATAATCCTTATTATATTATTAACTTAATATATAAACTAACATGTCAATTATATTAGAATTAACAGATAAAATACCATTTGGTAAATTTAAAGGTTTATCAATTGAAGCATTATTAGATGATAATGTATATTTTATATCATCTCAACATAAATATTTAAATTGGTTTAATAAAACAGTTACAACTCATCAGTTTTCAGATGAAGTTAAACTATTATTAAAACTTAAATTAAAAGAAATAGCTGATGAAGCAATAGAAGCTGAAAGAGCTTGGAATCAAAGACAATGGGAATTATCTCAACCACCTTATTCTAATAAATCATCAAACAAAAGATCATCCTCATATACTAATGAAAATTCATGGCAATCTGGAATAAATGAAAGCTATCAAGAAGTTGGAATGAATTTGGGTGATATGGGTTATGATGGTGATGGGTGGTAATTGAAGCTTCAGATGAATTAGTAATTAATAATATTAATAATTAAAAATAAATGAAGAAAATTATATTTATGTTCATGATTGCATTAGTTGTAACATCATGTCAAGAACCAACAATAATAAAACAAGATAAATTACCTATTTTAGTAGATAAAATAAAAGATGAAGCTAAATTTGATACAGTATTAACAATATCTGATAATAACAAAGTATATTTGTTTGAAACTAAACAAAATGAATATATTGGTGAATATTATAAAGAAACTGATGATATTGGTTTTGGTATATTTATTGGTATAGTAATAGGATTATTTATTGTATTACTATTATTTGCTGCATTTTATGATTAAATAAACTAAAACAAATGATAAAATCAATAATATCAACAATAATAACATTTTTGTTATTTCAATTTTCTCCGTTATATTGTAGATGGATACAAAAAACTTTTAATTATGATAGAGATGAAATGTTTTTAATTTTTATATCTTTAGCAATAATAATTATAGGTTCTATAATAAATACAATAGTTTCATGGGCCTTTTATATAGATAAAAAATTATAATATGAAAATCAAACAAACAATTTATCCAGATTTAATATTTACTTGTTTCAATGATTGGATGAGATATATTAGATTAACTAATAGAAAATAAAGAAATTAGACTATCTGCTGAAGATATTTTTGCAACCTTTTTGATGTTTTCTGCATCTTATATATATGAAAAAAATATACATTTATTGTTTAAAAGACCCAAATGGGTTAATTAGATATATTGGTAAAACAACCAATATAAAAAGAAGATTATATGGGCACATATATGAAGCAAAAAAATCAAAAGGAAAAAGATATGTTTTAAATTGGATAATCAATTTAATAAATTCTGGATTACTTCCAATTATAGAAGTTATAGAAATTTGTAATGAAAGTAATTGGCAAGAAAAAGAAATTTATTGGATTGATTTTTACAGAAAAATTATTCCTAATCTTTGTAATAATTCTGATGGTGGATTAGGAGGAAGTGGAATAAAAAATTATTCTAAAGAAGAAATTATTAGAAGAAAATCATTAATGAGTAGGCAGTTTTCTAAATTTTCAAATGAAGAAAAGTTAAATATTTGGAAATTAATAAAAGAAAATAAATCCACTGAAGATATTAAATTATTCTATCCAACCTATAGTAGACAAATTCATTTTGGTGTTAAAAATGGAAGACAATGGAATGAAATAACTAATTTGATTAAAGTTAAAGGGAAATCAAAAAGAAAGGGTTATACTTATAATAAAGGATTGTTTATAATTAGAAAAAAGACAAATGGAAAAAGTAATGTTTTATTTTCTTCAAAAGTTGAAGAAGAAGTATTAAAATACTTAGAAATGGACAGATAGTCTATACTTACATACCAAGGCTCATAACACTTTAAGGTGGTAACTCTGGAGTAATAGATATACGCTTAAAAATACTAGTTTGGATAAGTGTACATTATTACGAGATAGAGAAAAATAAACTTTACAACTTTGAGCCGCGGTGCCATATTACAGGCTAAACATTGATCCTGATGTAAATTAATCTGGGACAATCAGATAGAGGTGCTAGAATAATTTCTCTTAATTGAGGCTTATAAAAGCTTAAAACTGCCAGTAGTGATACTGAATAAAGAATTGATTATATATCAATAGAATAACTCTAATTTACATAAAGATACTAATAGAAATATTAGATGTGTTGTTCCCTTGAGAAAGGGATTATTAACCCAAGAGAGAGAAGGTTATGCTCTACAACACAAATGAGCTCACTACTTACCTGTAAGGTGGAGTAGTTTTTATTTAAAAAAGTAAAAAATGGAACAATGGAAAGATGTCCCAAACTATGAAAACTTATATCAAATAAGCAATTTTGGCAATGCAAGAAGTTTAGACAGATGTTCTAAAAACAAGGTTTTATTAAAAGGCAAACCAATTAAATTAAACGCAGATAAATTTGGATATTTTAGATTTACAGTAACTAAAGGAAATTCAAGTAAAACATTAAGAATACATAGGTTAGTTGGAGAATTATTCATACCTAACCCTTTTAATTTGCCTCAATTAAATCATAAAAATGGGAATAAAGAAGATAATTGTAAAGATAATTTAGAATGGTGTTCTGATTCAGATAACAAGAAACATGCTTATAGTATTGGTTTAATGAAATCAGGTAATCAATATAGTAAAAATAAAACTAGAGCTAATTTGCCTAGATATTGTTAATTATTTCTAGCTTTTCAAAGAAGCAGCTTATAATTAATCTGAAAAGCTACAACTATTAAAGTTAAGTATTTATACTAAACAATGTGATTTAGAGGAAAATAGTAGCATTATAAGTAGATTTGATGACACTGGTAGTTAAGTTAGAACAAAATATACAGTGAAGTTGAAAGTCTTGTTCTACACCAGTGTAAAAACCATAGAAATGATAAACAAATGAAAACAATTAAAAACTTATTAAATTGTATATTTATATTATTATTTGTTATAATAGCTTCATTTTTAATTACTTCTGATATTAACAAAGAACAAGCTAAATCAAAAATAATAGAAATACCTTTTATAAAATGTTACAAATATGGATATAACTAAAATAAGATATTTAAAAGCAATAGAAAATTATAATGGTTATATTATGAAGAATGTTATATATCAATCTTATAATATTGGTATAGTAATTAATAATTCATTAGGTAATCTTAATTATAGAATTAATCAGAATCTTTACTTTATCAATGAAAGGGAAGAAGAATATTTTATTGAAGTTACTGAAAAAGAATATAAAAATCAATTTAAGAAAATAATACAAATCTATTAAAACTAAAAACTATGA